TCAACCAACTTAGGTGCAGGAACACGATAAATTACATCACCATAAACCTCAGTATCATTCATGCCAGGTTTGAAAATAGTTGAGGAAGTCCGACGTGTTGCCGTAAAAAAATAGCAACGATCAGAATTATGACTGAAAAACTCAGTAGAAGGAAAGAAGTTTCTCTTGACACTGTTGTGTGCTTCATCAAAGTAAATCGAATCTACTTTAATACCAGATTCTTCAATACGACGAAGAGAGTTATAAGTCGTAAAGATGAGTTGATTGCTACCAACATTCTCAGACCATAAACGAACAGTATCTGCTTTTGTGGTGCTAAAGTGCTCTGTCTCACCACTATGAACATGCATCACATGTGCATCGGTTTGTTCAAGAAACTCAGAACACAATTGTTCTGCTAATAATATTCGTGGTGCCACTACCACATGAACATTATTTTCAAACAGTTTGAAATGTATCTTAGTATCCTCGATCATGCACTGGGTCTTACCACCACCAGTGGGAACAATCACCTGACCCTTATCATGCTTCAATATGGCATTAAGAGCAGTTTCTTGGTGTGGACGAAGAGTGATGGTCACTGGTGTATGGTGAACTATGGACTTATTATACAATAAAAAACCACCCCTGTGAAGAGGTGGTGTGCCAGTTTTCAATCTGTCAGTCTATTAGAATAAATGGAGCAGAAGCAACCTTTGCAAGTCTGCTTTTGTTATTACTATCTTTAAATTCTTTTGCAAATGCACTTTCATTTATCATTTCTTTGTCTTTAGAATAAAAAACCTTTGCACCTTTCTTTGACATTAATCCATATAATGTTAAAGAGATTTGTTGCTTGAAAAATTTCTTAAGATTTTCATTCTCTCTTGTATACATCCATAAACTTTGTGAATGGACATAATCATTCTGAAGTGTCTTTGGAACTCCTATCACCTTTGTACTCTCGTTATCCAAGTCCATTAAAGAACCACTTGAACTCTGTAAAGATTTATTTTTACACAACTTAGAAACTCCAATACGATATTGCTGATAAGAATCTTGTTGATTTCCTATTTCATTATCGTATTTTTTACAAAATTCTTTAATAATTAAATTATTTTTAATATCATATAATACTAATACATTTTTTCTTACCATCGATAATGCTTTACTATATTCATTTTTTAAATTATTAGGAACTTTTTGCTTAATTGCAAATTTAAAAGCCCTTTCTCGAATTGATATTACTTCTCGTACCATTTGATTATATCTTGGATATTTTTTTAATATTGGAAGACCTACAGAATATGAAGTTCCACCAACAAATCCACCTTTCCCACTTTCAGCAGCATTAAATCCAGTTCTTCCTATCTGAAGATTTAATTTGACTATCTTGTCAGAAATATCAACATCTTTATAATTCAATTTAAACTTAACATTAAAATATGCTCTTGGTTTAGTTGGCATAATTTTATCAATTTCAACTAATTTATCAATTAACTTAAATAATTCTGCTCTAGATTTTGTAGAACTTACTTTTCCCAGAAATTCTGTATAAGGATCTAGATAAAGTTCTAAATCTTTTGCTCCTGCAATCGTACCTATAATTTTAATTCCAGCATCTCTTTTTGCAGGAACTTTCTTTAAAGATACTCCAACTAATTCTTTGTTTTTGAAATACTTATTTGTTAAAGTTCTAAAAGTATTCTTGCCCGTTGTTCCATAAGCAAGATTGTTTAAAATATCAATATTTTTAACATTATCACCAACAATATTTTCTTGAAAGTCATTAAGTATTGCAGACTCTCTACTTCTTTTAATAAGAATTAAATCAATAGATGAAAGAATATCTGATCCAACATCTTTTGGTAAATCTAGTGCTCTTACAGTCTTATTTAATGCATCATCCTTAATAATTTTCATCACATCTGATGACTGGTCATGTATTACATAAGAAGATAAAGAAGATACAATTGGTGTTCTTTGAAGTACTTCTGCTGTCGAAAAAGCAGACTTTATCTCTACATCTAGTTTGGTAGGACCATTTACTTCTGATCTATATTCCTTTCCATTTGGGAAATCTTTATTGTAAATATTTTTAGGATAATCTTTTCCAGGTTTTCTTGCTTCAAGTTCAGATTTAAATAATTCTTTAATTCTATTAAAATTAAAATCTGATGGTAAATTATCTTTAAAAGAATTTATACCATTACTATCATTCTCGAAGTAATATTTTTCTACTGCTTGACTGAATTGATATATATTTGAACGTCTACCTTCCTTAGCAACATAACTAATGGCAACACAAGTTAAAGATTCTCTTGGTGTTGTTCGTGCCATAAGTTCTTAAAGACTTATTTGTATTTATCTTTAAGAACTTAGCCTCTCCTCTTCAACCCTAACAAAGGTATTCTACAGGGTTTTTACGATAATGTCAAGCTTGTGCTTCCAATTCCAACAACAGTAAAGGTTAATGTAGAACCACTGACTGATATTTGGACTGGAGTTGTTACTCCAATACCACTTGTAAATCCACCAGTACATGTTGTAACACCAGAAGAGATACTAATACCACCGAGTCCTGTTATAAATTTACCATTCAGATCTAAGTTACCTCCTAACTGAGGAGTAGTATCTCCTACAATACTTGTTGTTATACCAGTCAGTGAAGTATAACCATAACCAGTAGCATTAATTAAATTAAATGCTGGAGTAGCATCAGAAGCACCTAATGCAACAGATACCCCACCATAAGAAACACTATTGTTTAATAACTTAGCATTCGTAATAGAACCTGCTAACTTATCATTAGAAATAAAACCTGCTAGCTGTGTATTGGATATAGTTCCTGTAAGATCAGTTGTTGGTAAATTACCACTAAATATTGTTGCTATAATAGTTCCAGAAGATTTAATATTTCCATTTACATCTAGTGCTTCTGTTGGTGCTGTACTTCTAATACCAACAGAATTGGAAACATATGTATTACCTATTACATCTAATTTTTGTGCTGGTAAAATAGTTCCAATACCAACTTTACCATCACCTTTTACAATTAGTCTACTTTGTCCGGCAGTTTTTGCATTAATAGAAGATGCTACATTATTGCCATCAATACTATCTACATCAAAAGAAATTTGACCTGCATAATCACCACTATAATCGCTAAGAGAAATAGTAGTTCCTATTCCAACTCCATTTGGTTTATATGCTATTGCAGTTAATCTGAATAGATTATCTCCAACCTGAACTGGTTCTTCTTGGTTTGGCAAACCTCTCGACTTATAAAATGCCAATTCTGTACCATCGTTATTAGGAGAATTTTGCTCTAACCACCATTCATTACTAATTTTCTTTGCATGAATACTGGTATACGTATTATCCCAATGAAAATCACCTATCCTAATTCTGTTTCCAGCATCAATACCACTAGGATTGGTAACTCCAATTCCTGATATATGAAATTTAGAAGTTGGATCTGCGGTATGGATACCAATTTTACCAAGAGAAATTACATTTTGTTCTACAAATATGTGTTTTGTTGTAATTATGCCAACAATTTTAGTGTCACCATGAACACTTAAAGAATAATTTTCAGGATTTGATGTTCCTATTCCAACAAGACCATTGGGATTCACTACAAACTTATCATTATCTACTTGTAAACCATTTCTAAAATTGAACGACTTTCTAATATTTGCCATTATTTAATCTTTTACAATTATTTATTCTTTAATTGGTGCTCAATCGATTTGACCTTATTAGAAAGTTCCTTAATAGATTCTACAAGCAGAGGAATTATTTTTTTATAATCAACAGCAAGATAACCATCATCTCTTTCTTTAACTGCCTCAGGAAGAATTTTTTGAATCTCTTGTGCAATCAATCCAACATCATGACCTTCTTTATTGGAATTTGCATTCCAATCAAAAGTATTTCCACTAATCGAAATAACTTTTTCTAATGGATTATGAATTGGGATAATATTATTTTTTAACTTCTCATCAGATGTTGAGAAAGAATTTACATCTCCAGTAACATCAAGATTTCCAGTAATACTAACTCCTACTTCATTAATAGTTAATTTATCTGAAGAATATGCTTTTATTGTTAAATCTTTAGAATCAATTTCTTCAATATAAGAATTTCCACCAGATTCATATATTGAAATACTATTAATTCCTAATGTTGATGTTGATTGATCAAAAGTAAATCCATTATCACCATCAAGAAAAGAATTAGAATTTGCAAAAAGAACTTGGTTTGGAGATATGTTTATCAAACTAATAGATAACCCACCAAGACCATATATTGTTCCTCCAACATATAAATCTTTTCCAATACCAACTCCACCTGCAACAATAAGTGCTCCAGAATTTGTTGCTGTTGATTGTTTTGTATCAGAAACATTTATTGCTGCAGATCCTTCTATTCCATTGGAATTTGTAAATCTAGTTTCTGCATTAAATGTAACAGATCCATTAAATTGAGAAAGTGATTGTCCAGAGTCTCCTCCTTCTACAATTAATCTCTCCCTAATTGCGACTTCATCAAATACTTCACTTAGTCTTGATACACTTTGTCCAGTTACAGTAGGGATTGGAGTATCAAAAGTTGTTTCCTCACCTGTTGTGGAAGACTTCTTTTGATTGCCAATAAAGAAATCTCCTTTATTGTTCATACCATTATAAACAACAACACCAGATGATCTTTCTTGAGATTGAACTAAAAATTCTTCTCTTTCTGATAAAGTTTTATTCTGGACTTGTGGGAGTGCTGTAGAATAATTTCCTGGACCATATCCAAGATACTCAAAAGTATGTCCAGAAGCACGAATAATTGATGGTCTACGAAATTCAACCGCAGGAATTTTAATTTTAGTGATTAATGAATTCTCAGGGTGTGATTTTTGTTTAGATGAAAATACTCCACGAATGACTGTAATTTTATCTGCAGGAACTCCACTAAGAGAATTACTTGCAATTCTCATAATTTCACCATCAACTTTAATATAAGAACCTAGTGGAAATCTTTCTACAATTCCATTACCAGAATGACTAACACTAAATTGCGTTTCTGAACTGTCTATACCTCCAGATTCTGTAAGAGTTAACTTTTCTCCATCAAAGATAGTGATTCCTCTTGTCTCAAGATTTTCATTTGAACCATCAGAAATTCCTTTATTGGATGATAATCCGTGCTTCAGAATAAATCCAGAATTTGATCCAATTCCATCAGAAACAGTAAAGGTATTAACATTAATCACACTATCAACAATATAATCTCCAAGATTATTATTTGAAGAGTCAATTGATTTAAATCTATTTCCAACTGCCAATCCATGACTCGGTGCAGTAATTGTATTACCAATACTGGTGAATGATGTTGAAGGTGCAATTAAAAGGGCATATTGATCTGTAACGATAACTGGTTCACTTGTAGACCTTTCAATTGTTATTTGATTTGTGGAAGTAACTGCTGAGATACGATGATAATTATCTGATGTAGTTCCAACACCAGTAAATTGAACAACTTGACCTACTGGAGAAGAAATTCCATTAGAAGTAACGTCAAAATCATTATTAGATCCAGAACCAATGATACTGGTATCTAAGTAATATGTTCCGGCAGAATATCCAGATCCCCCATTTATAATTTCTGTAGATGTTATAATACCTGCACCAGAAACAACCACTTTTGCAGTAGCACCGTTCCAAATTGTTAATTCAGAATTATTATAAATTTTTACATTATAATATGTTCCAGCAGTAAATCCTGTTGGGGAAGCATTAATACTTCCAGTTACGATACCATTAAAATTATGATTTCTATCAAAAGTTATTGTAGGATTAGTATTTCCAGCACCAGTAATTGATGAAATTTTATGTCCAATACCTAATGTTTTTGTAAATAAATCAATACTTTCTCTTGTAATACTATTTTTAAGATCATTTGTTTGAACATCTCCGATTGGTGATCTTAATGCGTATGATTTTGATGATCTTGGGTTTTCATTAATATTATCTCTATCATTTTGTGGATATAAGTCAACTACATTTTGTCCATATTTAAGATCTGTAAATTCAGTTTGAACTTGATTATTAGAATTTAATATATAAAATTTATATACGCCATTTCTTTCTCCATCATCATATTCGGAAATAATCTCATTTCGATAAATATATAGATTTGATTTTAAATCATTTCTCTCAAATCTTGGAAGTGATTTTGTTCTAACAGAAGTATCATTTGTAAATGTTCCCGGATTTAATTCTGTATTATAAGTAAATGTTAATTCATTAGGAATAGAAGTTACAGTATGAGTTCCATTATATGCAAGACCACTAACACTAGAATCTGTAACATTTTTAATAATTACTATATCTCCAACATTTAAGTTATGAGGAATTTCTGAAACTACTGTTACTATTGGTGATGAGAAGGAACAATTGCTAATAAATCTTGGATTTTTATTATAATTAAAATCTGTAGTATCAATAGTTGTTCTTGATCCATCAGTATCTTCAAAAAATCCTGTAGAACTTGATTCTTGAACAATAAATCCAGATTCTGGAGTTTTTCCATTCGTAAGTTGTCTAGGAACTACTACTCTGACCTTATAAATTTTCTCATCAAGACTTCTAGAATCAGATATTCTTTTAACAAAAAGTGGTTCTGATATTCCGGATCCAGAAAGTTGTGGGGTAATTAAATTGTTGATTACATTAACATACCATTGCTCATGAATCGAATCCCATTGAATTGGATGTCCAATATCACCAGATGATTTATCAGAAACTCTCGATTGTATCTTTAAATTAGTTCCACCAAAAACATTAATTTCTTGACCAGAAAGTGCTTCAGACTCTGACGCGGCAAGTTTAATTGTAGTATTTGAAGGAGTAATTGCATAGTAGATTACATTTGTTCTTAAATTTTCTGGAAGATCTGCATCTTCACTAATAATAATAACTTTTTCGCCTGTAGATAAACTATGAGTTCCAGAAGAAAGAGTGAATATATTTGAAGAAGGTTCTCCTACAAGATATTCTTCAAATGAAGATTGATTACTAGATGGAATTACAATATCTGCAGAATACTCTAAAGTATTGAGAGTTAAATAAAGTTTATCAGATACTCTTGCTCCAATACGATATCCTTGTGTTAATGATGGTGGAATGACTGATTCGTTTTTAAATCCAGCAAGATAAATTTTATTACTATCAGCAACAGATGTTGTTACTCCAACATCAATTGACAACCAATCAACTTTATCTTCAATTTGATCAATTGCTCTTGGTGGAATAATATGAGTTATAAATGCTTTATTATCTTTATCAAATGCTGTTTTTTTAAATCCTTCAGAAACTAAAGATAATTGTCCAAAATTTGAATTAGAGTTCGTTATCGATGCATCACCACCAGATTCGGAAACAAACTGTTGACTATATCCAATTGCAAATACTGATACTATTTGTAAAATAGCATCATTTGTTATTTTAATATGCGACTGTTGCCAACCTTTCCTATAAACTGAATCAGAATCTAGATGATAAACTATTCCACTCGAAGAAGAATTTGCTGATAATTCACTTCCTGACTGTTCAGTAATTGTCAATCCACTATAAGTTCTACCATTAGATGCATCATATTTTACAAAAGATCTATCATCTTTCTGAAGACTAATTCCAGTAAATTGCGATATCACAATGCTACGGAATCCAGTTGCCTTACTTCCATCTGCAATTAATCCATTCATCCCCCACACAGATCTCATGCTCACATTAAAAACATAAGGAGAGGCACCAGATACTGTATCGGTATCTACATTTACTATTCCTTGACTCGTTAATGATGGAGTTAAAAATCTTGGATCAGATTCTATTATATAAGTAAATACACTATCATTAGTATCACTAATTGATGTGACTTTAGTTGAAATATTATATTGATCTTGCGAAACTCCACTAATACGAATTGGAGTTCCTTTGTCTAATCCATGAGGAGTATTTGTAGTAACTGTAATGACTCGTGATGCAGTTAATCCATCACCAGATATGATAGATGCAATTGAAATAGGATCTGAGGAAAATGCTCCAACAATTTCATATTCAGGTCTTCTTGGACTAAACCCTTCAGGATTTTCAAGATACTCATCCTCACTATCAATTCCTCTACCCGAACTTGGGGAATATGCATATGACAATTTGGCATAATACATTTGAAGATCTGTAAGACCTTTATTTTCAACTTCATTAACACCATCGGCATATTCAAATACTGATAATTTATGGTGAGAAAAAGTTGGTACAGATTTAATATCAAAATTATTTGGTTGTGTATAAACAGTTCCAGAATCATCCCCATCAAAAATAGAGAACTGCCAAGCATAACAAGCTCCAGTTAGCCTTAAAATTGCACTATTGGGAATTGAAGAAAATGTTGGGTTGGGAACATAAAGAGGTCTTATTTTAGTTTTTCGTAAATCGAGACCAACAATTGAAGTTCCACGAGGAATAATTACACCACCATAAACACTATTAAACTTATAAAGATCATTATTTTTATCCGTTAAGTCAAAATTAGAATTTAATGATAAATTAAAATTATTCCTAGAGGAAGAACCTCCTTCAGAAGTTACAACTACTCCCGTAATGTCAATTGTATATCCTGGACGATTATCTACGGTATGAATACCAGGCATTAAGAGAATTGTAGTTTTCTCTACTATATCATTACTACTTCCTCTGACATATGAGAATCTTGCAGATTCGATCAGTGCTCTTTGAATAGTCTTAAATGGACGATTTAGTGAGTTTCCTTGATTATCAATACTATCGGTAGAATCTAAATCGGAAGGACTAACATAGATTATACGACCATCAGTATTTTTGATAATTGAATCTAATTTATTTAATGGCAATTTTCCAAACCAGGTACTGTTCCTATGCTTTATTTATTATCTTAGCAAATCTTCTTCTCCATTATAAAAACTTCGAATCTCCTCTGGTAAGTTTTCGGGATTTAATATCTCAATATCATCAAAGCAAGGATGACAATTTTCCAATATCAAATAATTGGAACCCTTGTAAATATCTTCTACCGAATAATCTTTATTACTATATGCTTCTCTTACTGTTTCTCGGTCATACAAATAACCTACAGGTAAATCATCAAACGAAAATGGCACATCATTAAGAAAGAACATTTTGACTATCATTTTATAGTCATTATACCAACACTTCTTTGTGGTTACTGTGAAAGACATAATATTATTCTTTCTTTTATTTATTTTCGGTTTCAGAAACTCTTGCTTCTAAAGACCTCAAGTATTTATCTTGTGCTTGTTGTT